ACGCTTGCAGAACTTGATTGGATTGACCAACTTTTTAAGGAGGACTAACAAAGTGAATTGTTATTTATGTGGTAAACCTCTAAAAGAAAATGAAGTCATTCCCTATCAAGAGCGACAAATTTGTGATGAATGTGAGTATAGACTGGAGGTTGACCATTGACACCAAAAGAACAAGCCCTAAACTGTATTAATCGCGGTTTTTCTGTTATCGCTGGTTATCCCGCTGGAAAAAGCGAAAGGGCAATTATAAAGGGGAGTTCTTCAGGAAGTCTTGATGAAATCACAGTGAGTGAATGGTTTGATGAAATACCGAACCGTAACATCATGATTAATCTTAGAAACAGCGGTTTGATTTGTATTGACTTAGACCAACACGAAAACGGACAGAATGGCAGAGCTGTATTCAGTCGCTTGTGGAATGAACGCAGCGAGGGGGAAATATTAAGTACCTATGTTGAGAAAACTCCCACAGGCAACGGCTTGCATGTTTTCTTTAAAGTTCCCAAAGAGCTATTCAGTCAGCCGATTGTCAGTGAATTAGCGGACGGTGTAGAGATAAAAACACACTTCACACCCATATATCCGAGCAAACGCACAGACGGCGATTATATCCCTTTGAATGATACAGAAACTAACGAGCCACTCACTTTTGATAACCTTTCTGATTGTCCTGACTGGTTACTTGAAATGATACAGCGACCACAAAAAAGACAGAACCCAACGCTAGGTAGTCGTACTTATGGCGCTGAAATGTGGGAGTTATTCAACCAAGGCGCACGAAAAGGCAACCGAAACAATGACACGAACCGCATTCTCCACTACTGGAGAAAGATTGGTATTGATAACAATCATTGCATGGACTTATTGCGAACCTTTAACAATCGAACCAGTCCGCCCTTACCTGATGACGAGCTGGCAACTATTTGGAAAAGTGTATTCAAGATGAAATAGAAAGGAAGTCATGACAGACCAATTAGAAAAACTTGTGGCAGAAACACCACAGGGAAACGTAAGAAGTCCAAAACCTACAATAGAGGACTTCACAGATTATGGCGAAGACGGCAAAAAAGTCATCAATATCGCAGGTTATCAAGACAGTTTGACAGACTGGCTGGAACAAGAAAAAGAAATCATCAATCACCCTGATTATGTCAAAGCAAACACTCAAACGCTTAAAGCCGTTAGAAAACTATTCTTTGAACACCGTAACTTATTTTTAAGCACACCTAAAGAGGACGGCAAGCCACCGAAATCATTAACTCCTTTAGAGACAGCAAGAATCATTTATAAAACGCTCAAAGTCATCAAATTAGACCACCAGAGCGGACTGTTAGGCGTTTATAACCCTGAACTAGGGATATATGAAACAAATGAGAACTTCTTTCATCGGCTCATTTACTGGCTAGAGCCGTCTTATAGTCAAGCACGGTCTAAAGAAGTCTTGTTCAAACTTGAAACCTTAGCAGAGGTTAAACAACAAACCGCAGAAGCTCATCTTATCCCAGTAGCGAACGGTATTTTTAACAAGAAAACGCAACAATTAGAGCCATTCAGTCCTAAGTATGTTTTTACTTCAACCATTGCGACCAAGTACAATGACAAGGCAAAAGTACCCAATATTAACGGTTGGAACGTAGACGACTGGTTACTTGATTTAATGAGTGGAGATAAAGAACTCGTTAGCCTTTTATGGCAGATTATTTCCGCAAGTACCAACGGCAACTATTCTTATCGCAAAGGCGTTTGGCTAGTCGGTAAAGGAAATGACGGCAAAGGAACTTTCCAAAGCCTCATCATGAACCTTATCGGACGTGAGAACGTGGCAAGTGTCAAAGCTGAACAATTTGCGGAACGGTTCGCCCTTTCCCAAGTCGTTGGCAAAACTTGCGTTATTGGAGATGATAGCCAAGTCAGTTACTTAGACAATGCAGGGAACTATTTCAGCGTAGTTACTGGCGACCATGTACCTATTGAAGCGAAAGGAAAACAACCAACTTTGGCAGTATTTAACAAGCTGGTTATTCAATCGACTAATTTCTTGCCTAAGTTTAGAAACAAGTCAAATGGAACTTATAGGCGTTTGCTTATCGTGCCTTTTGAAAAGTCTTTTACCGCAGATAATGACGACTGGAAAATCAAAGATGATTATATCAAACGCAAAGACGTTTTAGAGTACGTTCTTAAAATCGCCTTATCACTTAATTTTGATAAATTTGACGAACCCAAAGCCACACAAGGGCTGTTAGATGATTTTAAAATCTCTAATGATAACGTGCTGGCGTTTGTAAATGATATGTTTGAGGAGTTCGTCAGTGATTTTCTACCGACCACCTTTATAAGCGCCTTATATCGTGCATGGTGTGAAGATGAGGGAGTGAAGCCCTTTACTAAGCGAGAGTTTGAGCTTAAATTACCCGACCACATTAAAAAGGAATGGGAGAAGACAAGTAAAAGACCTCATACGGCAGGCTTTAACAGAGCGATTGATTTACACCGAGCCGAGGAATATGAGCTTTTTAGACGGCTATTTCATTGGGACGAAGATAAACAAAAAAAGGTCACTAAGGGTTATTTACGCAAGAAAAAGCGAAAATGACACCGTACTTCGGTAACATGTTACCGTTAGCGGTAACAACTTAAACCGCGTTGTTAAGCTATTTGTAGAGTGTTGTTACCGTGTCACCGTACTTTTCCTACTTCGCTAGGAATTTATAAGAGGAAATAAAAAAACATGAAAAAAGCACGCTGTCCGACAAAATGAATTTACTGACAAAACCTGACTTAAAAATATAAATCGTAGAAAATAAAATGAGCAACGAAACAAAAAACTTAGAAATCCCAGTCGCTGAAAATGAGAGAAATAAAGCAGTTGAAAATCTTCTCTCATTAAAAGAATACTTTGATACCCAACTTCAATCAGACCAAGAAACTTATCAAGCGATCGCGACATTAGGCGATAAGTTGGGCGTTCTGTGGAATGCCGATAAGTAATAAATAACGAAAAATGGAGAAATAACATGCAAGTAAAATATATTGAAGAAGCAAAAAACAAACTCGAAAAACAAGCTAAACCACTCACTAAAAAAGTGGATAAAACGAATCAATTAATTTCTGAATTAAAAAATAAAATTGAAAAAATGGAAAATCAATCTCAAAATGATGATATTGATGAATCACTCAAAGCCTTATCTGAATTGAATAACGATAAGCAATTACTAGAGACATTAGAAAAACGGCTGGCGGAGGAACAGAAAGAGCTAGATGTTTTCTGGAGTTCTCAAGAAGTTGATGATACTATCAGAGAAGCAGTAAGCCTAGCAGATAATTTGAGTAACATTGAGCTAGATTTATTAAAAAGTACAGTGTCTAAAGATACGAAGAAAAAACTAAAGGAATATAACAAGGAAGTTGATGACCAACGTTATCGCCTTCAGGAATCAGGAAATTACTTACTAGAAAAATCAAATGTTTATTCTCGAAGCCCATTAAATAATTTAATTGGTCAAAAAAACGGAAGTCACAAAAATAACTGGTTCTTTGGAATTGTTAGAGTAATGGCAGATCAATATGAAAAAGAACTAATGGCATTTCTAAAATCTGAAAAAATCATGACTGATTTAGATTAGGGGATTAAATGACTAAAAAAACAGAAATTAATTTTGGTATTGATAGCAAACTAGAAATTAGAGACGCAAATAAAAAAGCAGGATTCATTGGGCAAATTGCAGGGTATGCCATTGTATTTAATAAGCCAAGTGTGCCTAATGCACCTTTTATTGAGTATATTTCTTCATCGGCGCTCAATAATGTTGACCTAAGCGATGTATTAGCTTTATATAACCATGATTACGCCAATGTGCTAGGCAGAGTTGATGCAGGAACTTTAAAGTTAAGCATTGATAACGTCGGCTTGCATTTTGTTTTGGATATGCCAGATACAACAGTTGGCCATGATGTCTATAACAACATAAAGGCTGGAAACCTTAAAGGCATGAGTTTCGGCTTTGTCGTGGCAGACGGTGGCGATTCATGGCAACAAGGAGCAAGTAAACCTATCCGAACAATCAACCAACTTCAAACATTAGGCGAAATAAGCGTAGTAAGTAAACCAGCTTATGATGATACTTCTATCAATGTCACTCGTTCTATCAAACAATTTGAAGACGAGCGTACACGAAAGTATAAAGAAAAAGTAAGAGCTTATCTTGACGGATTAAGTGATTAGATTATAATAAAAAAACCTAGTCTTTATTGGCTAGGTATTTATTGTTAATGTCAGAAAAAGCGAAAGTGACACCGTACTTCGGTAACATGTTACCGTTAGCGGTAACAACTTAAACCGCATGGTTAAGCTATTTGTAGAGTGTTGTTACCGTGTCACCGTACTTTTCCTACTTCGCTAGGAATTATATAGAAAAAGGAAAATATTATGAATGATAAAGAAATTGAAGAACTTGGAAAAGTTATTGACGAAGCAGAAAAGCAAGGACTGACAGACAAAGAAATCGCGTCAGGCTTAGTTGCCGGTGCTATATTAGGCGGATTTGAGGTAGTAAATAAATAATGTAACTGTAGTTCAGTAACACGTTACTGTTAGAAGTAACAGCTTTAACCTTATGGTTAAGCCGTTTGTAGAACTTTGTTACTATGTTACCGCAAAAACACCTACTCGCTAGGAATTTATAATATAGCATGAAAGGATATAAAATAGATGGTTAGATATTATTGGGGGAGACCTCAAGATGTTGTAAGGTGGTATCTTAGAGGAACGTTATACCTAAGCGCTCAAAGCAGAAAATCTTATATTGAAAAGATAGGAGCTGAACCAGGCAACTTACCAAGGCTTCTTAAATTATTAGATAATCTTGATGAGCTATTTGATTCAGTCGATACTGACAGCATAGCTGTATTATGCTTGAGGTATGTAGAGCTATTAAGTGTCGCAGAGACTACAAAACGTACAGGACTATTAGCTTATCAGATTACAGCTAAGACAGGTAAGATCATGAAGAAAGCTAAGGAAATTATATCTAAAGTATGATATAATGGTCTTATAAAAAAAAGACGCAGAAATGCGCATGGTATGATAATGCAGGAAAGTATCTCTAATTGTGGGGGTGCTTTTTTGTTTGGAGGATTGTATGATGAATGAGCTAGAGTTTAATATCAGATTATATCTCACAGGTACAATGAAGTCATGGACGGATAGGATAGACAGCTCAGACCAACTCACACCACAACGCTTTATATTCAAAGCAATGACAGAGGTGTTTGATTCATTGAGTGATGATGACCTAGAGTTAATCAGACTTAGATACATGGAACGCATGACACTATCAGAAGTTGCAAGTCGTTATCTGTTACACGAACATACTATTAGAAACCACACGAACCCAACTATTAAGCAAGTGAAAAAGATTATAAAACAAGGTAATGAACTTTCAATAAAACAAAAAAGCCCGTGAATTTTCACGGACAAATATAAAGAAAAGTAGTAATAATTTACCTAACTCTATTATATCATTTTTTCTCTATAATTTTTAGATACCCCCCCGCCATTGCTTCAAGGAATACCGTATACCAATAGTTCCTCCCTGAGTAAAAAAGTGATTTTTGAAAACTTTTTTTCTGAAACGAAATCGCTCAACCGCAATGATAACTAGGATAATTGACCATCAAAAGTTGCACACCAAAAAGGAGGAAATAGGCTAAAAACTCTAAAAAAAGGCTAAAAAGGGGAAACTATTCATAGAAAACAACCAAAAAATCCCTTAACCATGCCATTTACCGATTGTACCCCCCCTATGCAAAAATTTTAAAAAATCACTTTTTTACTCAGGGAGCCACTATTGGTATACGGTATTCCTAAAACAAATAGGGGCGGGGGTATTCATTTTTTAATAATTTTTTTACGTTTTTATAAAAAAAGTTTTCAAAATTGGTCTGTGATGCAAGAAAACAGTATGTGTGTGCTCTCTTAAGTCTTATTTATTGGCAATTATTGGAAAAAAAGAGAAAGAAATAAAATATGTTGTAAGAATGTACTCTAACGTGGAGGTACTTTCTTTTATTCATAAAATTTAGGATTACTACTTACGGTCATGATAAATGAATGCAGATAAATTATAAAATAAACTCCTGACTTCGGTCAGGCTTTTTTAAATTTTATTTTCTTTGAAGAACAATGCGGCAACAGCGATAACTAATATACAAATGATAGCCCAGGATAAGTTATCTAATGATTTGCTGGATACCATCATATAAATAAGAAAAACGAGGATGATTAGCGCTATAATAATCACACTTATGCTTGTTATAATCAAATATACCTGCTGCACTTCACCAGCATTCTTTAGCGGCTTGTTTTTATGTAACCAGTATGACACTCCAGCCCATATTAAAGCAGCTACAAAAACATAAAAAATGAACATATATAATTCCACCTATAGAGTTAATTTAGTTATTTTAAGTATAGCATAAGTTAAGTTACTAGTTATCATAGGAAAAAACTCTGATTTTAGTCAGGACTTTTTTTATTTTTCAGAATATGATATACTTTTTAATAAAACTAAAAAATGGTGGTAGTAATATGAAATTTGAAGGA